ACAAAATACAGCAGCAACAAGAAATACATTCTTAAGTCAAGTTAACCCATACTTAACAAGTGTTCAACAACGTCAAGGATTATACGCATTTAAAGTAGTAATGGATGATTCAAATAATACCCCAGATGTAATCGACAGAAATACATTAGTAGGTAATATTTACTTACAACCTACCAAGACAGCTGAATTCGTTTACTTGAACTTCAACATTACTCCGACTGGTGCAACTTTCCCAGCGTAATTTTTTAAAATATAGATATTTATAATAAACAAAAAATATAAAACAAAATGGCAGTATTAGATCCAAACGAAATATTTTTCACAGCATTTGAACCAAAGGTTAAAAATCGCTTTATAATGTATGTAGACGGAATCCCGGCGTATGTTATTAAAAAGGTTGGAGCAGTGAATGTTGAAATGGGTGAAATTAAATTAAATCACATTAACGTTTACCGCAAAATTAAAGGAAGAGCAGAATGGAAAGATATTGAAATGACACTTCATGATCCTATCACTCCATCAGGTGCTCAAGCAGTAATGGAATGGGTACGTTTACATCATGAATCAGTTACTGGTAGAGATGGTTACTCTGATTTTTATAAGAAAGACGTAACAATTAATATTTTAGGCCCTGTAGGTGATGTAGTATCAGAATGGATTATCAAGGGTGCGTTTATTAAATCAACCACATTTGGTGATTACAGTTGGGATGAGGATGCAGCAGCACAAGAAATAGGTGTTACATTAGGAATGGATTATTGCATCTTGAATTTTTAAAAACAAAAAATAAATATAAAGAGAGCTCACCTAAATTTGGTGAGCTTCTCTATTTTTCGTATATTTATATACGTAAATAAGTTACACTAAAATAAAAGATATGGAACAAACATTTAACTTCCCAACAGAAACAATCGAATTACCCTCAAAAGGCTTAATCTACCCAGAAGATAATCCTTTATCAATGGGTAAAATCACTATGAAATATATGACTGCTAGAGAAGAAGATATTCTTACCAACCAGTCTTACATTCAAAAAGGTATAGTATTAGATAAATTACTTCAATCTCTAATTATGTCTAAAATTAATTATAATGATTTAGTTACAGGAGATAAAAATGCTATCATGGTAGCAGCTCGTATTTTAGGGTATGGTAAAGACTATTCATTTGACTATGATGGTACTGAATATACTATTGATTTATCTAAAATTGAAAATAAACCATTTGATTTGCCTAATAAAGGTGTTAATGAATTTAGTTACACCTTACCATCAACAAATGTAAATATTACTTATAAAATTTTAACTCATGGTGATGAACAAAAGATTCAAACTGAGTTAGATGGTCTTAAAAAATTAAATAAAAATTCATCAGCAGAACTCTCAACACGTTTAAAATACATGATTACCTCAGTTGGAGGAAATCGAGAACAAAAAACAATTCGAGAATTTATAGATAACAATCTATTAGCTCGAGATTCAAGAGAGTTAAGAAAACATATTAAAGAAACTCAACCAGATGTAGATCTGACTTTTTTTCCCGACGGAAGTTCCGATAACATCGACATTCCTATCGGAATTAAGTTTTTTTGGCCTGACTTCTGAGACCGCAGCGATCGCTCGCGCTAATTTATTCACCCAAATTCATGAGATAGTATTTCATGGTAAAGGCGGATACGACTGGGAAACTATCTATGATATGCCCCGTTGGCTCCGCCAATTTACTTTTAATCAAATCAATAATTTCTACAAAAAGGAATCAGAAGAATATGAAAAGGCTTCTTCTAAAGGAGGTCCTAATACATCTACACTAGTAGATTCTTCAGGTAATGTTGATAAACAAGCTTGGAAAAGTATTACTCCTGGTCCTAAAGTAACACCTGGCTCTAAAACAAAATATAAATAGTCAATATTTATAACATATATATTTTAATAGATGGCAGACAAACCAATAGATAAAAAAGAAATAGAAGAACTTAGACGTTTATTAAAACTTTTAGGTCAAGAAATGAATACAGTTGATTTTGATAATCTGATCAAATCAGGTGCTGGGGCTAAAACTCTTTTAAATTCTTTAAGAAAAGAGGTAGAAGAATTTACCTCTGATATTGGACATGCCGCATCAGGATTTAGAAAAATAATTGAAGAAATTAATGGTACAAATGAAGGAATAAAATTAGCTAATAAAGCATTTAATAAATTAGCTAGCATAACTGATAAAATCCAATACCACCAGCGAGATATTTCTAAATTATCTTTAAAAGAAGTCCAGACTTTACAAAAACAAATTGAGCAAGAAAGAACTAGACTTAAAACTTCTAATAATTTATTAGGAGATAAAATTGCTAGTATAAATCAAGAAATTAAATTAAATACTATAGAAAAAAATAGATTATTATTTAAAGATAATAAAACTAAAGAAGAAAGAAGACAATTAAGAGAAATAACAAAAGAAATAGAAAAAAATAATAAAGAACTATCTAAAACTGAAGCAGCACAACGAAATATTCAAGGTATTTTAAAAGATGAAGATGTTTTATTTGGAGACACATATGTCACATTAAATAAAATAAATAGAGAATTAGAAGAAGAAAAGAAAAAATTAGGTCTAACTGGAGCTATATTAGAAGGTCTTAATCAAATCCCGTTTTTAAAGGGTGTAATTGATGCTAATGAAGCATTAGATGCTGCTAAAGAAAAAATAGCAGAAGGAGGAGGCCGTTTTGAGGCTATGTCCGCAGCTTTAGGCACAGTAGGTAAACAAATAAAAACCCACCTAACTGATCCAGCTGCAGTAGGTGCATTTGTAGTTACTCAAATAGTAGATGCGTTTACATCAGTTGACTCAGCAATAGGTGATTTAGCTAAAAATTTTGGAATATCATACAATCAAGCCGCAGGTGTATCAAGTGAATTAAATGATGCAGCTAATTCATCATATTTACTTAATGTTACAACTCAAGGTTTAACAGAAGCTTTTACAAAACTTAATAATCAGTTTGGTACTTTTGCCATGATTAGTAATGAAGCTTTAGAAAGTTTTACTAGATTAACTAAAGAAGCAGGACTATCTGATGAAGCAGCAAGCGCGTTATTTAAAACTTCAATTTTAACTGGCAAAGAAGTAGAAGCTACTACTAAAGAATTTTTAGGTGAATCTGTAGCTTTAGCAGCTACTAATGGAATAGCTTTAAACCAAAAACAAATACTTGAATCAGTTAAAGATATATCCGCCGCTACTTTACTATCTTTAGGTGGACAACCAGCCAAATTAGCAAAAGCAGTAGTACAAGCTAAAATGTTAGGAACTGATTTAGCTAAAGTAGAAGAAATAGCAGGCTCATTATTAGATTTTGAATCATCAATAGCTAATGAATTATCAGCAGAACTTATTACAGGTAAAGATTTAAATTTAGAAAGAGCAAGACTAGCAGCTATAAATAACGATATGGCTACGGTGGCTGAAGAAATAGCCAAACAAATTGGATCAGCAGCAGACTTCACTAAAATGAATGTTATCCAACAAGAAGCATTAGCTAAATCTGTTGGTATGACAAAAGATGATCTTGCTAAATCATTAATGGAAAGAGAGGCTATGGCTAAACTTTCAGGCCAGGAAGGTGCAACAGCTAAAGAAAAATTTAACAATCTAGTTAAAGAAGTAGGTCTAGAAGAAGCTAAACGCCGGTTAGGTGATGATCAATTAGCGAATATGATGGCAGGCCAATCAATCCAAGAAAGACTTACTGCTACTGTAGAAAAATTAAAAGAGGTATTTGTTTCATTAGTTGAACCTTTAATGCCTATACTTGATGTGTTTGCTAATATAATGGGATATATAGCCCCTGTAGTTGGATTAATAGGAACAGTACTTAAATATACTATACAATGGGGTAAATATCTACTTCCAATATATGGAATTTACAAAGGAATTCAATTAACTAATAAATTAAATTTATTTGCTCAAAAATTAAGTTTAACCCAAAGCGTCGCCCAATATTCTATATCTAAACTTCAAAAAGCAGAAGATATGGGGATTAATGCTGTAAGATTATATAGAAATAAAATAGATAATCAAGGATTACTTACAAAGTTAGCATATAATGCTCAATTACTAATAGGTTTAATTAGAGAACAGGGAATAACGGGAATAAAAACGTTTGCCCTAACTCTTGATGATAAAAGTATTGCCAAAAAAATAATATTAGGAATATGGAATTTAAAAGATATGATAGTCTCTAAAGCCTCAGCATTTTGGGAAATGCAGAAAAATTTAGGTTTAGTTAAAGCTATAGCTAGACTTCCAATTTTATTAGGTTTAAAAACTGCTGAAGCAGCTGTAGCTACTGAGGCTGCTGCTGCAACTGTTGTAGCAACTGAGGCGGTTTCTTTTGGAGGAGCAACTGCTTGGATTTTAGCAGGATTAGGAGCTGTAATGGGAGGATTAGCAGCATATGCTATGAATGATGGTAAAATTAATTATAATAGGGGCCCAGTAGTATCAGGTGGATTTGGTAGTGTTCAATTAAGTCCTAAAGATACAGGATTCTTTAATGGTGAACAAATTATAGCAGGTACTAATTTAGGTGGTGGAAAATCAAATCCCACCCCACAACAAGACAACTCAGCACTTGTAGCAGAAATGAGAGCGATGCGTCAAGAAACATCTAGAGCAAATTCTAAACCTACAGTAGTAGAAAATAGTATGAACGGTACTAAATTTGGTACTGCGGTTGCAATGAATACTTATAAACTTCAATAATATATAATATTTATAACAAAAACATAAAACAATGGGACTTAAAGACATGCTTCAAATTCAAGGTTCACCATACTCATACGGTAATGGTACAACCCCAATCGTAAACCAAGGTGCTACCCAACAATCAAAATTGCACGCTGATGGGAATATGCCAGGATATTCATTAGATGGATCAGATTTCCAGATAGTAAATAATGCTTTCCAAAAGTATAA